TTCCAGCAAGTTCCTGTTGACGTTGTTGAGCGCCACCCAAAATGTTTTGGAAACGCTCAGAAGCCTGCTGACGATCAGTTTGCATACGGGCTTGCGAAGCAGCGTAATCGTTAGCAATATTCTGCAAATACGATTGATACTGCTTATTGATGCCTTCTAAACCTTGCATACGGGTACGGTTCAACAAATCTAACTGCAAGTTGTACTGTTGTTCGATAGCGTCAATGTATGGTTGTGGATTGTAACTAGAACCAGAATATGACGAATCGGTTGAAGCGGGAGTACCTGAAAGCATTCCGCCAGGTGACAAAGCACGCATCAAATCTTGAAAGTTTGCTTCTTTTTGCTTTTCAACATCAATGGATTGTTGATAGCCTTGAAGACGACGAACACGATCTTCAGGTGTTTCAACACCAGGTGCTTTTGGAGGAATAGTGGAAGGAACAACAGTTCTCGTTCCACCGTTTTGCGGGAAAGGATTAATCGTGTCTACCATTGTTTACCCCAAACCTAAGTTTCGTAAAGTTTCTGCTAAACGCTGCTGATTCAAAGCAGCCTGATCGGAACTAATCTGACGGATAACAAAATCGCGAACCATGCCAGCATCCAACGCCTGACGAGTCAAAGCATCCTCAGCCCGCTTACGGCTCAAATCAATATCACCAAAAGCCTGATCTCGATTGTATGTGTAATCACCAAAAGCGCGATCCCTGATACCAGACCGTAAAACGTTACGACGGCCCAACTGGCTAGGAACGTTACGGAAAGCCTGATCCCAAGTGCGGCCCATGCGAGCCAAAGAACGATTGTAATCCTCAACGCCAATATCGCGCTGATATCCAATTTGATTCAGAGCACGCTGATAAGCAATATCGGCAGCGTTGCGCTGACCCTGATATTGGTTCAGTTCCCAAGGAGTAATATAACTACTTGTGTCACTCATCACTAAACCCCTTTAATGTCCCAAAACGCCAATCCAGCACCTGACTGTATTCGTCATGAAGTTGCTGCACCAGCAACTGAATCTCAGCATTACGCTGACGCTGAGCCGTCACAGGGGCAATATGCTGCTTGTACAGCATCTTGCCAATCTTACGCATTTCCATACAGATCGCAGTTCGAAGAATGAGTTCGTAATCGTCAGCCACTGGAATGCTACGGTCGTGACCGCCTATTCGTCGGTATTCGTCACGCCTCCATGATCGAACATGGTTCGGTACGCTGACAATGTGGCTGAGCGTCACACGATTAATCGGAGCCGCCGACATCGCCCAAACCTGATGCTCATCATCCCAATAATCAGACCCATAACCGAAAGCCCAACCATCAGGATAACGACACGACTGGCCTTCGTTGTTGATCTCGCACCAGTCGGAATACACAAACCCAACCTCAGGGTCATCAAAAGCGTTAACGATCTCAAACAAACAATCAGCGGTCAACTCGTCATCATGGTCCAGTTCAACCAGAATGTCGCCAGAGGCCGACATGAAAGCATCATGCTTAACCTTGCCGATGTTTCCACCAGACGGAGTTTTTGGCTTAAACACTGTCATCGGAACTTCGTTCCGTGACGCAAGTTCAGCCAACAAATACCAAGTATGACCATCAGTCGAATCGTCATAAACAACCCACTCAAAATCCTTGTACGTCTGTGCCGCTAGTGCAGTCCAAGTGCGTTCAAGGATTTCTTGGGGGGTGTTGTAGGTGGGAGTGATAACGCTAATCATTAATACTCCGCGCTAAGGTTAATCTGGTTTTCTTTAATCATGGCTTGTGTACCTAAAGTTCTACTGTTCCAACCGTTAATTAACAGATCAACACCATCTGGACCACCAGAAGCGGACACAACTGAAGAACCACTTGTTGTCAACTGGGCGACAGACCAATACTCCGTGTCCAACGAAGTTGTTGTCAAAGTGGCTGTTGGCGTAATCCGCATTGGAACAGTCGTTTCAACCATGATTCGTGCCGTAGTTCCAGCACTAGTAAACATACCCCAAGTGCGCTTATTGACACGATCATAATAACGCTTACATAAAAGCATCTCTTGACCGAACGGTCGTTGCTCAAACGTGCTGGCAACAGAACCTCGTTCCATCTGAACGCCCCAGATGTCAATGGTGTTATTCTGAATACCAATACTTCCAGTTCTTGCATTTAAATCAGAACCAGCAGAAGTCCAAAGCAACATGGCAATAGAAGAACTATTAGGGCTTGTGCCAATAGTTTTGCCAGATATTGACGGCAAAGTTATTTGAACAGAGTATCTGGCCCAACTTGTAGACAATGTTGCAGTTTGCGGCGTTACAAAAACCGTTGCAGAAGGACTACCGCCAGAACCAAATTCTTGCAACAACTCTACACCAATTTTAGGAGTTCCAGAAGCAGCCTTGGCATAAAATGATACTGTCACCTGTTCATTGTTTAGAGTTCTTACATCTTCAATTTTGTGACATAACACAGAATAATGACCAATAGCAGATTGACCCGATGTGACAACGCGAGCATAATTTGTAGCAACAAAACCTGATGCTGGGTATGTTCCAACAGTAAATGCTTGCGTTGAATAAGTAACAGTTCCACCAGTTAACTGAATAAACCAACGATCATGCCCGTACACGCCATTGGAAGTAGTTGACGTGAAACCACGTTGATTAATGGAAAAATCTCCATTAATGACAACATTACGGAAACCATTAGCACCAGCAACACCCGCACTACCTGTAGCGCCTTGTGGCCCTTGCGCTCCTTGAGCGCCTTGTGGTCCCTGACTACCTTGCGGACCCGTAGCACCTTGCGGACCCACATCTCCTTGTGGTCCTTGAGGACCAGTTGCACCTTGCGCTCCTGTTGCACCCTGAGGTCCAACATCACCCTGCGGTCCCTGCGGACCCTGCGAACCAGTAGCACCAACGTCACCCTGCGGGCCTTGAGGCCCAGTCGCACCCTGCGGACCAGTCGGTCCTTGAGCGCCAGTATCGCCCTGTGGTCCCTGTGGGCCAGCAACACCTTGCGGCCCTGTGTCCCCTTGTGGTCCTTGTGGACCAATGTCTCCCTGCGGACCCTGTGGACCCGCTGCACCTTGACTGCCTTGTGGACCTGTATCGCCTTGAGGGCCTTGGGGTCCAACGTCACCTTGCGGACCTTGAGGTCCGATGTCTCCTTGTGGGCCTGTTGCACCTTGAGCGCCCTGCGCTCCTTGTGCGCCCTTAGCAGCCAACTTATCCCAGTTAGTATCTTCAGGGGCATAACCAGCAGCACCAATGTAATTGGTCATTACCCACAACTCGCCATCGTAAGTAACAGCATCGTCGACGTTGTACGTCACAAAGTTGTCGTAAGCGCCCAAATAGTTAAACGTTTCAGGACCTTGCGGGCCTTGACTACCTTGAGCGCCTTGCGCTCCCTGAGGGCCAGTGTCTCCCTGAGGACCTTGAGGTCCAATATCGCCCTGTGCTCCTTGAGGACCGACAGCACCTTGGGCACCTTGAGAACCTTGAGGCCCTTGGCTGCCTTGCGCTCCAGTTGCTCCCTGAGCGCCCTGCGGGCCCTGAGAACCCTGAACACCCTGAGGCCCAGGAGAACCTTGCGGACCAATAGCGCCCTGAGCACCAATAGGACCTTGCGCTCCTTGAGCACCCTGTGCTCCAGTCGCACCCTGAGCACCCGCAGCGCCTTGAGCACCAGTCGCACCTTGTGCGCCAGTTGCGCCCTGAGCGCCTTGAGGACCTTGAATGCCAGAAGCGTACGGGCGTGAATTCCACGCCTGAGCACCATTACCAATCTTAAACTTGCCAGTGTCAGTCTCTAAACCCATCTCGCCTTCAGCAAGAACAGGATTAGCAGCAGTCCAATCGGCTGCTGTGTCGCGACGAAGTTGAATGATGATAGCCATTATGCAGTCCCCGCATCTATACCAGTAGTACCGCCGTAAACGCTGTAAGCGTCACCGCCGTCAATGTCATAAACCAAACCTTGTGGACCTTGCGGTCCTTGCGGACCTTGCGGTCCCGTTGCACCAATAGAACCTTGAGGTCCTTGAACGGTTGAAGCAACCTGCGTCACAGAAAGAATAACACTCGGCGCAAACGGATAACTGCCAGCAGCAGCATGAGAAACAAGACGCAAACCAGTGTTATCGCCCTGCCACCAAATCTCTACATAATCACCATCATTTAAGGCAGTGCCAGTGAAAGTGATAGTGACAATTTCGTTAGTAAACTCTGTGCTGCTTTTTCTCGGCGGCAAAGTAGCGTATGTAGTCGAATTAGGATAATTCGTTCCATTCAACTTTAACCAAAACAACGCTTCTTGAGTGTCATTGTGAGTGTTCTCAAGTTGCAGTACAGCAGTGAGCGTGTACGTTCCAGCGTGCTGCAACGTGATCCGCGAACCACTAGCAATAGAGACATCGTTGGCCTCATACTGGCTATTGATTGTTACAACTTGAGGTGTGTTGATTGTTGCTATTGCTTGAGTGTCGGTGTCGTAAAACGCACCGTAGTATCCTTCAGTGAAAGACTTGTCAGTCCAATCTTCAAGGGATGCAAAAATTACCCGAAGAGTTTTCTCATCGGGAGGATAAACGGAGGGGATTGGGTTCTCCCAAGCCTCCATCTGTTAGTTACCTAAAATCGTGAACGAAACCCAAAAACCAGCGTTAGCCCAACGAGTCAAATAGTACTGGTTGGTAAACGGGTTCAAACCAATAATGTCACTGTAAGCACGAACAGAAATAGAACTGCTTGTCAAACCAAGCAATGTTACGCTTGTAGGACCGTTAGTTCCCTGACCCACACTGACTGTAGCAGAGTAAACGTTATTGAAACCACTAAAACTGTAGGTTGCTTCACCATTAGCATCAGAAGTTAACTGTGCGATACCAACAAAAATCTTCGGATTGGTTGTGACGGCAGTTTGCGTCACATTACCGCCATTAACGTAAGTTGCTTGAGTGCGTAACGCCAAAGCAGTATTAGCGGCAGTGTTGTTGTTGTTGACAGTGGTCGTCAAGTTTGTGACGCTAGTCGTAATAGCAGTGTCCTGATCGTCAACATACTTCTTGCGAGTAAACTGATCGTCAGTCGACGGGTTAGTTGCGGGACCGCTAGGAATAGCGGTGAATGCAACGCTTGCGTCGCGAACAATAACTTCACTGTTAGTGTAGTTAACGAGATCGTCAAAGTTTTGGTTTGCTTCAGCAGCCTCAATAAGTGTGCCAGCAACAAACGTATGCGTTTTCGATACGGTGCTCATCGAACCCTCCTAGGAACATATTTCAAAACAAGAGCATCAACACCCCAAAAAACGGGTGCAGTTAAACCATTCTCATCAGGAATGGTTTGTACAGGACCACCAACCTTCAAGGAGACAGCCCGTGCAACACCAAGATTCGCACCACGATCAACATCGCCAGCACGATCACTGATAGCCCAAGTGGCATCATCCCAATCGGAAGTATCCCAAACACCAGACGCTAAAGAACCAGTAGGGCCATTGCCAATAAACTTAAAGTTCTTATAGTTAACACTTGGATCATAATCACGGTAAGTGACAACAGGTAACTCGTAACTGTTCTCAACTTGCAAAACGGCTTCAGCCCTACGCCAACGTTTCTTCACCGCAGGCTGATCCAAGTCAATCCACTTAGTGCGATAATAAGCGTTAATTAAAGTTTGTTCGCCATCATTCAAATTGTCAAAATACTGATTTTGAACATCCAACTTGAAAACGGCGCTAGTGCCCTCAATCGCAGACAAATACAAATCCGAATAATGAGTTTTAGCGAAAGGACCGCACGGCAAATCGTACTGTGTCCAAGCACCCTTAGGGCCAAGGTTCGGATCATGCACGAACGTTGTGCCGCGAGTCAACGCAGGCTTGTCAGCCCAAGGAACAGCAACCCACAAACGCTTCTCAACCCAACCAATATGAACATCGTCAACAGAACCAGGAGGAATCGAAGCGTCACGCAAAGCAGGCCAAATAGATTCAAACACCCACTCGACACTCTTGCCGTTGTAACGGCACAAGCCGACGCTGTGATCAAAGAAGTAAAGGCCGCTAGGTGTCGCCAGTGCTGCTTCATGTGAAACAGCACCGTGCGTGTTCGAAATGTTTACAACCTGAAAAGAATCGGTGCTGTAACCGAACACGGCATAAACCGAATCGCGTTTGAAAACAACAAGTTGATCACCAAAAGGAATGATGGCAGTGATCTGATCGCCATCCTTGCCTTCATCGATGTCAATGTATTCATCAGAACGCCAGTTCTCAACAGAATTATTACTTACGTTCGCCCACGACCAACGAATACGGTTCTTGTAGTTTGTGCCGCTTTCCCAAGTGTTAGCAACCCACATGAAACCAGCATGAACAGCCATATGTTCCGCTCTCGGAACATTACCGCTCGTTGCAGTAATCGTGTCATTAAAGTTCGCTGTCATCGTTGTCGCAGTCGAACCATCGAACCGCACAACAGCGTTATTGCCGCGAACCCAATAGTTGTAACCGTTAACAACAACAGGGCAAACATTGCCGCCAGAAACAGCAAGGTTCGTGCCAACCTCACTCCAAGTGCTGCCAGTTGACGTATAAACCTTGTTAGTGACCTGCGCCATAATGCGTTCAGTTCCCTCATCGTTGTAAACCCACAACGTAGAAGGATCGCCAATTAAAGTGCTAGTGGTATACGGTGCGACACCGCGACGAACCTGAAAACCGCCACGACGATCAACGTCAACGTTCATCATGTCAGGCGATTCGTTTTCACGCAGACGGAAAGTGTCTGCTTGCAGGTTTAAACCCCCCGTGAAATCACGAAGGTTATACAACTGCGTGCGTTTAGTAGAAATTCTCATCAGTCAAACGGATAACTGAGACGGCCCTGACGGCGAACCGAAGGTCCACCACCAAGGATTAACGGATAAGCACCAGGCGCATCACCATACTGTTTGGACAGCAAACGCATCTCACCATCGAAAGCACCCATGAACTGTTGGAACATTTCAGGGTCTTCCTGCTGCAAATACGCTTGAGCCAACAAATACATTCGGACAGCGTCATGAAACTCGTCAGGGAAATCGGGAGTAGCGCCAGCACCGCCAGCAACCCAATCGTCAACCTTGCGGTAACCGCGCAACGTCAAAGTATCCGCAGTCGTAGGTTTCGGATACAAACGTAAAGTGTCACCCCAAACGTTATAAAACGTTACTTCGCCAGTGTGATTCTTGTACGGCAAATAAATGCCTTCAGCCTCATCACGGCCCATAAAAGATAAACGGCGA